CGGCGTCGGTCAGGTCTTCACGCAAGTGCACCTTGGTTTCGGCCAGGGTCAGCGGCTCAACCGTGGGAGCGGTGGTGGTGCGGGTGTTCATGGGTTCCTGATGGACGGTTTCATAGATCGGATCAGCGCATCTTCAAAATCTGGAAAACATTCCACGCGCAAATTGCAGCAAAAAACGCCGTCAGCCACGGCAACCAGGGCGTAGCCTCGGCCAGCATCACGGCGACGGCGGCCACGTAGGCGCCCTTGACGGCCAGCAGCGCCACAGCGGGCGGCATCACCCGCATGGCTGAACGCATCAGCGGGTTCGCTTCAGCGCCGCCACGCTCGAGCGCGTACAGCGTCAGCAGGGCGTCAAGGATGTTGACGGCCCCGAACAGCGCGAGCCAGTGGTGGGCGGTCATGGCAGCGGCACCTGCACCATCTGCAACCCCAGCCGCGCCATCGCCTCGAACGGCGGCTGGTCGCTCACATCAATCGACGCATACAGCGCCGTGATCTTCGCCTTGGTCGTGCTGATCCCGGCCTTGGTCGCCAGAGTGAGCGCTTTCACGGCTACAGCCCCAGCTTGCGGTGCATGCCGGCTTCTGCGTGGACAGATGTTTTTTTGTGCCATGGTGCGGAGGCCCTTATCGCTGTCGCTCAGGGCATCAAGGCAAATACGAGGCGCAGGCGAAGCCAACGTTGTAGACGGCAACCGCCCGGTAGTCGTAGAGATCGCGAGCGCGAGACCCGGAATCGCTGCCGTAGCCCCAATTGCCACGCGAAATCACACAGAGCTGATCGCGGATGTACTGGTAAAAATAATCCAGCCCCATGGCGTTGCTGCCACCGGAACTCACGCCCAGCGCAGCCGGCATGCCCATCATGGCGTTGACGCGCCCGCCGGCGGTGGCCATATCGAAAACCGCCACAGCGGCGTTGCCATACTGCAAGCCGAATCCGTTGTTGGGGTAATCCGTGCGCCAGACGGGCGTGAAGGCGTCGAACTGTGCCGCCACGCCCGTTGCGCCCCAGTGGTCCGTGGACAGGGTTGCGCCGCTGGTGACGGCGGCAATGTCCACAGAGGTCTTGAGCGTGTAAAAAACGCCTTTTGTGGCGCTGCCGCCGGAGGTGTAGGCGCCGAACCCCGTGCCGTCGCAAGCATCCAGTGTGAAGGTGTCGGTGCCGGTGACGGTGATTTGAAACAACTTGTCGTTGATCTGCGTCATGCCGCCAACACTGCCGATCTGCACCACGTCACCGGTGGTGTAACCATGCGCGGCAATGGTGATGGAGACCGGGTTGGCTTGCGTGGCGCCGGTGATGGTTTTGGCGGCGGCAATGCAGGTCATGCCTGGGTTGATCTTGTAGATGTTGCCTGCAACGTCTGCAATGCCGTTGGCCTGGCCGTTGTGCGTGGTGCGGGCAAATGGCACGCCGGAACCGGTCAAGGCGAATGAGGCTGCTGCGCCGGCGCCGGCCGTGGTGAAGGTGACGGCGCCGGCGCCGTTTTGCGACACATCGGCCTCGGACTTGAGCGCGTCGTTGTCGTTGCCTTTCGGGTAGTTGCGCACGCCGGAGGCGTCGAACCAGGCGCAATACGTTGCGCTGATCGCGGCCTGGGCATGTGCCTCGCTGATGCGGCACAGCGCATCGGCAATAAACACCGACTCCGGGAAAAACTGCGTGCCGCGCGATTTGGCCGCTGAGATGGCGCCGCCGTAATTGTTGACGCCTCCGGTGACCGCCGAAAACCCGGTCTGCCCTGCGCCCGGCCCCGAAACCATTGGCGCCGCGTTGCGGATGCTGCTGGCAATGACGCCGTTGGCCGAACAGTCGTATTTGTCCCGGAAAAAGCCAAGCTGGTTGGCGCCGGCGTTGACAAAGGCGCGGTGCAGGTAGTAGCTGGCGGCATTGGCTGCGGCCTCGCTGGCATAGGCGCTCAGCGGCACGATGCTGATGCTGTTGACGCCGTGCAGTGCATAAGTCGGGTTGGATGCGTGGCCGATCCTGAAGTAAAACGCGGGCACCCAGCACATGACGCTTCCGTCGCTGTACTGATAGTTTCCGTAGTTGTCGCTGCCCTTGTCATAGGTGCCGGCCATGGCTGCGTAGCCGGACGGAATCGTCGGCGCAATGCCAACGCCGAAGCCTTGTCTGCCGGGGGCGCCAATGTCGTTAAGCGCCGCGGCGGATGCGATCGGCGCATCGAACATGCCGCGCATCAAGGGCGTCAGCACCGGGCGCAGCAGGCTTTGCAGCAGCATTCTTAGACCTTATCGACGCCGAACGCCGCCGACGCCGCCAGGCGCTTGACGCGGTAGGTGCCGGGGGCGGAGAGGATTTTGGCGGGATTGAAGCTGTCGAGGTGGCCGGCGTTGAAGTATTCGCCCGCCGCGCTCTTGATCTGCAGCCGCGCAATGGCGTCAGCGGCCACGCTGGGGCCGGCGGCATCTTTCAAAAACAGCGTGGCCTGGTCGCCTGCGGCCAGGGTGAAATCAGCGGAATCGGCCTCGGTGGTGCCGGCGGCAATAAGTTCGGCCATGGGGTGCTTTCAGGATGGGTTGACGGGTCTTCTGGGCAAAAAGCCCTCAAGCCTTGCGGGCCGAGGGCTTTTCACGCAGCAGGATCTTGTAGATCAAGCGGGCGGGTTGGCGGTGGGGGCGATGGCCGGATGGCCCAGGATGGCCACGGCGGACACCAGCGCGGCGCTGGCGTTGTTCACCGGGGTGACGGTCAGGCGCGTGTAGCGCTTGGAGCCGATGTAGCCCAGCTTGCGGCATTCGTTGTCGTCGTCGAACTGGAAGGCGGCCAGGGCTTCGGTGCCGATCATGTCCTCGTCGGCCACGGCGGCGGCGTCGCCCATGGCGGCGGCGTCGCCTTCTTCGAGCAGCACGGTGAAGGTGGCGTCAGCGTCGCCAATGGAGCCGGTGGCGATCACGTAGGTGACGGACTCGAAGCCCTTTTTGTCGATGATCTGTCCCACCAGGGCGGTGGTGCCGGCTTCGGAGACGGGGGAGATCACGCGCTTGGGCGTGATGATGTTGGCAAGGTCTTTCATTTGGGGTTCCTCTGGAGAGTCTGGAAAACGGGGATGAACGAAGGGGAGCGCCGCCAGCGGGGAGCCGGCGGCGCTGTGGCTTGCGCCGGGCCGATCAGGTGTTGAACTTCATCAGCTTGATGGCTTCGAAGTTCTGCACCCCGCCACTGAAGCGGCGGCGGAAGTTGAACTTGGTCTTGCCCTTGGCGGTGATGGCGTCGCGGATCACCACGGTGCCCGAGCGGTTGACCACCACATAGCCCTGGGCGAAGTTGCCGAAGGCCAGCGAGAAACTGTCGGCGGCCAGCGCGGGCATGTTGTCGTCGATCTCCACGGGGTTGCCCAGCAGGCGCCCGCCAAAGCCGCTTAGCGGGTCCGGCTGCCAGAGGTAGAACGCGCCGGAGCCGTCCTTCATCTGCCGGATCTTGGCCAGCACGGCGTCGCTGGTCACCCAGGCCGCGCCGGGGCGGTATTGGGCTTTCAGGCTGTGCTGCAGGTTGATGATGGCGTCACCCGGGTTGCTGGCCGCAAAGGCCGCGGACGCACCCGACATGATGTAGCCGAGCTTGCCCCAGGCATAGCTGGCGTTGGCCACGGTGTCATACGCGGTGATGCCGCGCGCGCCGCCCACCCCGGTGCCGGCGGCGAACTCGCTGCCGGCCAGTTCGGCGAAAGCGATGGATGCTTCGATGGTCAGGTCGGATTCGAGGTCGACGATTGCGTCTTCCAGCGTGCTGTTGAACACCCAGGGCTCGGCTTCGGCCTCATGCACGGTGAATTCCAGCTCGGCGTACTTCGGGTTGGTGCTTTCACCCCCCGTGGCACCCGGGCCGACGCGGCGCGCGGCCAGGCCGGTGGTCTTGGCAACTTTCTTGAAGGTGTCGGTGCCGATGGTGACGTTGCGCGCCAGCCGGCCGATGGCGCTGGTGACGCCGACGACACGGATGATCTCGGCATCCATCTCGGGCAGCACCAGGTAGCCGCCATCCGGGCCGGAGCCGCTGTTCATGGCCTTGCGCTGCAGATCGGCCAGGCCGTTTTCATCGCCCTTGCGCAGGAACTTGCCGAACGCGGCTTTGTATTCGGCTTGCTCGGGCGTGCCCTTGCTGTCGCCGATGGCGCCGGGGCGGTTGGCTTTCTTGGCGATCTCGACCAGGTCGTCGTTGAGCCTCTTGAACTCGCCGTTGATCTTGTCGACCGTGGCCTGCAGGTCAGCGACTGCCTTGCCTTCGGCCTTGGCCTTGAGCAGTTCGTCGTTCTTGCGGGTGAATTCGCCCCAGGCTTCGCCTTGCTTGTCGAGCAGGGTCTTGATTTCCTTCATGTCGATCTCGCCGCTCATGAGCGGCAGCATGCCCAGGCCGGCCAGGGCGTCAGGCGGGATGATGGGGTGGCCGGCCAGTGCGAACACGGCCAGGACGGCGACGATGGCCAGCAGGCCGAGCGTCAGGGGGTTGCGGGTGGTTTTCATGGTGAAAGGTTGCCTTTCAGGTGGTTTGGATCAGGGAGGTGTTGCGCTTGATGGCCGCCGCCAGTTCGTCGAGCTCTTCACTGCCAGCGTCCTGCATGGCCTTGAGGTGCCGGAAGCCGTGCGTCATGACGATGCGGGCCTCCTTTCGGGACA